ATTCCCACCAGTCATATTAGTGCCCGGAACATCTGAGGCATTATAATCCGCTGTCTGTGTTCCGACTAAATTAGTAGTTCTTCCGCCATAAACGAGATTATTTTTAGTTATATTTCCAGTTCCTGTGCCACCACTCCAGTCAACAACATCAACAGCCGTGCTTGACGTTCCCTGAATGTTATAAAAAGTATTGTTATAAACGTGCATATCACTATTATTAGATCCTGAATCATTTGTGATTATACCATTCGAGGCAAGATACGTTGCTGAATTTGTCGTATAAAACACATTGCCGTAAATATCGAACCCGCCTTGGTCTGAATCCAGCCATGCTAAGTATCCAGTTCCTAAAATATCTTTGAATACATTAAACCGTATTGTATCTTCTGCCGCTGTTCCACATGAACCGATTGACATTGACTCACCATGAGAACCACCGGGTAGAATATTTCTGTATTCAAAGTAATTATTTTCAATAACACAGTTTTGCCAGTTTCTTATCAGCATATGAACTATCGTTACGTCGTGGATGTAGCAATTTGAGATGGTTATATATCTAACAGCACTCGAGATACCGTTTGAATAAATACCGTATCGGGCAATAAGGCTGTTCATCCCCTGTTGCTCAATTTCGCAATGAGACAATGTAATATGGTCACAGCCTCCGGCTATCGTAACCATATAGGATTTGACTGTTGTCGTTGTTGTTGTGAGTTTAAATCCGTGTCCGGATGTCCCTGAACCTGTTACGCCGTCAATCAACCAATAATCAGTTGAAATGCCCCATAATGCAGTAGTTGTTGCCGCCCCATTAAATTCAGCCACACCGTCTCCATAAGTATCGCTCCAGCCGGTATCAGTTCCGTGGTCGGCAATTGTAGCCTTTTTAACGGTTACGAGAGTTGTGCCGGAAACAGGTTCACTGAATGTTACCGAACCGTAAGTTCCGTCTGCGACATAATAGGTATTACCTCGAACAAAAGCTGTGCCTGTAATCATATTTGGATTAGCGTTTACCCAATCTGAACCGGAATTATTCCCTATCGCTCCTTGGCGAATATAGTAATTGGCAGCATCAACATTATTAATACCAAAAAATAGTAATGCGGCTAAAATGATAAATATTATCCAGAAATATTTCCGCCAAGTCATTTCAATTCCACATTCATCGGTTACATATTGTATTTTGTTTTTCATTCAGGCTTCCTTTTTAACGGTTGCCCGTTTTTATGATAATAGACTGGTTGCCCGTTACGGAATAGATATTGAGCATTGTCATTCGTTGCCGCGGGCGCATCGGTTTCAGTCCACCAAACGACCAGTTCCGGCGCAGCATCTTCTGATATATCGTTATTTGCAAAGGCATACCAGTATTTAGTCGAGCCATTGTCATGCATGAACAATCCGAGACTATCGCCTGAGCCTTCAGTAATTACATCAAATTCATACCACACATCGGCAGTCGTGCCTACATTCGATTCCCAAACCGTGTTAGCAAGTGTTGAGTCGGCAAGATGCGCTTTAAAAGTTGTGGAATCTATAATGGTAATTCCTTCACCGGTATGAACTTTGAAAATGAATTTAAAAGCCGGAACGGTTCTTGCCAACTGATTTTTAAATCTGAGTTTTATACTATCAATCTGTGCGGCTGTCGGTGCTATACTCCATGGGAAAAGGAAATATCCCGAATAGGTGTTTGTAGCATCTGAAAGCGGATTGCCGATACCTAACACTGAGTCAACACCAGTCGTTATAAAATTAATCACTTCAGCTTTCAATGCCCGATGTGCATCATAAGCTACGGTTAGGGTATCATTATGAGCAGTGTCCGCAAAGACCGGAGAACTATATATTAATAGCAGTAAAAATATTAGTCTGCGCATTTTAGTCTTATCCCCGTTATCTCACAACTTAACGTTGTGTTCAGAATTGCAGTGTATTCAAGCTTATATTCCTCATTCGGGTCGAAATCCTCAGTGATGGGATACGCAAATCTCTCAAAGGTATTAGCTACCGTTCCGTCGACCGTAGTCTGTAATATGGTTTCTCCGGCATTGTATATCTTAATCCAAGTTTTGGCGTTTGCTGAGTCTGCATCACTGAATTTAGCAAATACGATTACTGAGTCGTAACTCGCTATCGGAGGAATCATTATATCACCCAATCGCAAAGTATCCCGAACCGCCCCAATAGATTTAAACTGTATCCGCTTACTGGTATCATCCACCGCTGCGTTATAAACCGGCAACACATCGAGGCTGTCATGAACGCTACAATAAATCGAGTCCTGGATTGTCGGATAAGACTTTATAAAATGCGGGGTATTGCCCGACGTGTAAGCGAAGCTATTCGCCGTTAAAACATTAGCCGTATAACTTCCGCCAGTCGCAATATTAGTAGTTGAAAGTTTACCGGCAGGAAATTTACTTGAGTCAGACGCGGCAAGTCCAACATAGATTGAATCACGAACCGCATTTTTGGGGAGCTTTAAGCCAATAAGAACTACATGAGTCGCAGCTGTATCTTCCAATGCTGATTGATTTGCTTTATCCGCTAACCTTGTGTCAATTGCAGTAGTCGATTCCGCAAGCGCGGCAGTGGTTACTCCTCCGCCGACACTCGAAACCCAGAATCCCGCATGAGCATTTAATGGGATTGCAAAAATAATAAATAGTAAAAACAGAAGCCGTTTCATAAATCGAGTCATAAATCGAGTCATAAATCGAGTCATTTTAATTTCCTTTCCTCTAATAAATATTTATCTACTTTATTTGTTAAATCTTTTATGGAAGTTTTTATCTCCCCTAAATCATCATGGACTCTATTCTCAGATTTATCTGATTCTACTTTTAGTTGACATAATTCAATTTTTTCATGGACTCTGCGAATATCATCTTTCTCTATTTTATTACTGATGTCTTTTTTCATAATCTCAATATCACAATCAATAGATTTTATACAATCATCGTGGACTTTTAACGTAGTTTTTACCATTGCTACCATCCCATAATATGACCCTATAAAACCTATTATGCCCCCGATAAAGGCAAGAAGAGCTTTTACAATAAAATCTTCCACTTCCACCCCTTTTTTAATCGCTCCCGGATTTAGCTTTTGCCCGAATTACGTATTTTTTACCTGATTTAATTTTCACAGTATCGCCATTAGCCCCGCCCCATTCAGCTTTAGTTCCCCAGAACGCAGCCGTTCCGAACGTGTCCAGCCCGGCAATGCTTTGCACAAATTCCCCGGTAATGCTGTCCTGAACAGCAAACCGTGTTATTGCCGGATTACTGTTTTCTGCTATGATAAATTTTAACAGACTATCGGCTGGAAAGCTTATTGTCGGAACTCCGGGAGTGTTTGCAAAAGTATAAGCCATATCCGGTGCAGAATATTCACCGTCAAGAACTCCGCCCTTAACCTGAATTTTATAATGATAAAGGGTATTAACGCTAAGTCCTGCGATTCCTTTTGACTCCGCATTCGCGGCCGTTGAATCCACTGCGGTTTCGGTATCATCATCAATTATTCGAAATCCGGTTTCGTCTCCGGTCACATCATCCCACGTAATTGTTATGCTATCGGTATCGGCAGCCGTCACCGTTACGTTTTGCGGAACCATAGGAGTTTTATAAAGCCGAATGAACGGCCTATCCGTGCCGTTGGCAAGTGTGACATATTCCATACCGGTCGGCGCGGTGCTTGATATATCCCGCGAGGAAAGCATGGCAATTTGTAAATAAGAGCCTTCGTGCGCCCTTATCGTGTCTATTCCGGCGACTGTGAAAGCACTTTTACTCCATCCTGTAACGAAATCGGCAGTGCCTTGCCCCTCGGTTAAATAGACAGGTATATAAGCCCCGGATGCGCCCCAACCTGTGAATAAACTATACCAAGCATTTGAGACAGCCCCGGATTTAGTCGAATAAACCCCGAATATATTAAAATCGGTTGTCGATGAATCCGAAGCGTTTTTATACCAAAGTTCTGCAAATGTAATAGAATCGGTCGTATCCGTCACCGGAATATAAAACTGTAATTGTGTTCTTTCAATCACATAAGTCGATCCTGATTTATATTGGCCGACAAGAGGAGTCGCCGCCGCTAAGCTATTATTCCCCCCGGCGGTTGTTGTATCTCTTGCCCCTAAATAGGTTGACGGGTGATTATGATAAACCGTCGCTGAACTGTCCGCGCTTGCCAATATATCCTCCGTAGCGCCAACCGAATAAGTATAACTCAGATAAGGAATATCGTTTTGAGAGTCGAAGCTCGAATAATTATTGGTTGCAATAATCGTATTTTGGTAATCACGATATGAAAGCAAGGCAAGCCAAAGCGTGTCCCCGGAAGCCGCTTTTACTGAGTCCCTTCCGACTGCATTAAATTCAAATCCCATTTCGCCGGTTGAATAAGTATATGCTATATTGGAGTTCAGTATTTTCCCGGTATAAACGCCTGTCGATGCCCAGCCGCTAAATTTACTAAACCAGCCGGGATTATCTCCTATTGTGGTTTTTATCTCACTTGCGGAAACCACCACAAGAGAATCGGAGTTATAATTATCATAACCATTGACGTATAGCGAGCATGTAATCACCGCAGACATAGAAGGCATTGGAAAACTTAAATAAGACCGGCTTTGATAACCGAAATTAGCAGAATAATATTGAGTTCCTACCCGGTAATGACTTGTGATTTCATTTAAACGGGCTGCCTTTGTTGCTGTGTTTCTCGCATTCAAATACGTTACATTAGTATCACCTGTTCGGTAATGACCCGATTTAGAGCCGATATTTATTGAAGTCGATGGATCCAAAACAATCGGATAAACCGCGTCTATAATATCAATTCCATAAATCAGGGTGTCGCCTGATATTTTCACAAAAACAGAAACGTCTTTATGTTTTGAATCCCATGCGATTGGAGCGTTAATTACTAATTTTGTTCCGAGAATTTCAACCGAGCCGTCCGGTTGTAAATCCATTTTCCCGGTTGCTTTTATTATCCATTTAAAAACTGTCGGAGCGTCCCAATTTGCAAGAATGTATTCGGTTTTTATTCCGTCTGATTTAGCCGTTTGCTCAACCGCAATTTCTTTTTTATCGAATAAGGCTTCATAACTGATATAGTCATCACCGTAATTGAAAGTATAGTCATCTTCTTTTTCGTCTTTCCATGTTACCTGATAATTCCCCGCATCTATATATTTATCGTATTTGCGGAACGGATTTAATTTCGCAAGCGCGGAAATTTCCCGTGTAGATAAATCCTGCTTTTCAAAGCTTTTTTTCTCAGAGTCGTAATAATGTATAGACTTTGTATATACTCTGGTTTGGATTTGAGCCGGATTAAGTTTAAAGCTTTTCGTGTTTTCAGTTCGCAAGGCTTTTATTTCATCACCGGGTTTAGCAAGGGCAATCTCTGTCTTGACATCCAATACAGGCTCATTTTCGTTCCTGTCGAGTCCCGACAATCCGATTGCCCCTGCAAGAGCTATTATTCCGCCCGCCGCTAAAAGTCTTTTATTAAGTGCCATTACGCCCTCCACAGCAACAATTACAATGATGCGGCACGGGTGGAGGCGGAGGCGGAAAGCCCATAGGCCTATCTTTCGGCGGTCTGGGATGAAACCCATAATGAGGAGGAGGATTATGTTGATAATCCCTGCAATCAAATAATTCTTTAAGCCAATTCAATATTTTTTTCATTTCCCATGTCCCTTATGATAAGTTCCGGTATTCACCCATGCGTCCCTTGACTATATATTCAGCGGCATCCAAAACCGTTTGAACCGTAAATCTGACTCTATTAATTCCATCGATTTCCGAAGACGGTATTCCCGCGACTGTCATTGCAACCCATGTATCGGGTTCGCTCTCGTATTCCCAGCCCGCGATACTTTCAACGGATTTACAACTCTGTACTTCCGTGGTTCCATCGTTCTCGTAAATCGTAAGTTCAGGAAATCCTACAGTTCCACCCCGGAGGCTTGACATGATTGCCCGGAAAATAGGCGTTGAATCTTTATCGAATACAAAACCGTCTGCATTTGTCCAAGTCATAATCGCAGGTCTGTTATTAACGCCGAATACTGAGCTTATCACAGTTTCGCCGGCATCGCCGCCGGAAGGTGAAGCGTCATAAGGAGTAATTCGGAAATAGACCCCGGTTTTTAATTCAGACGTTCCGGCATCAGTATATGAGTCCCATGAAACCTCGTGTTCTACACCAGCCGCCGAGGTTGTAAGCGCAGTTAAACCGTCTCCTGCAGTTCCTGCCGTTGCCGTTGCCCAAGTTGCTATTTCGGGGTTATCGGGGTCATAATCTTCTGAAAATTCTATTGCGATCCGGCTTGCAGTAGCTGAATTATTTTTTAGCGTGTAAGTAAATAAAAGCTCGCCATAATATTCAGTTACTTCTGTTTGACTTGCCTCAGTTGCGAGAACCGAATCACCGGAAGGAACTATACCAAGTGTTTCATCAATTTTAGTATTGCCGCCGGTTACTTCTCTTTCGAGATTTGCAGATTCCGGACCGTAATCAATATCAGGTAAGCTATTTAAAGCCGTTGCCGCGCTGAAAGCCGATTCAACTCCTGCGTCTGATTTTGCCTTGACTTTCGTATTGTAAGCCACAAAATCAGTTAGCCCGGTCATGGTTACGTCACCCCAGACGGCTAAAGTCTGCCATATTTCTGAGGCTCCGTTATCAGTTCCGTCTGCTGCTAAATAGCCTCTGGGAGTTGCGTCTACCGTTACATAAATCGCATAGGTTACAGTGTCGCCGTTTCCATTATCATCGAAATTGAAAGTTGCCGTTCCCGCCGCGTTGCTTACACATACAGGCGCGCCCGGAACCCTGATAGTTCCTTCGCCTTCCGCGCTCGGCCCGTAACTGGTTTCGGTATCAGAAATTGGCATTAATCTACCTCAATCCCTGTTAAATTTATACTTTGCGAATTCAACTCCAATGACCTGTTTATGATTTCCCACTTCTTTAATTCAGCCGTTGCGGTCCCGAATAGCTCATAAGTTCGATTATGCCTTATATTCATAAAATCCCCAAGTTCAAAGCCGACTGCGTTCATTTTTGTTCTGATAACTGAAATATAGCGCCGTTTCCACATTCTTTCAATTAAATACTGTATTAACATTGTAGCGGTTGCCTCGTCACGGATTAAATCGGCCTCGAATTCAAGAGTATTTGTCGTCTGGTAATATAAATAACTTGTGGCGCACATAGTTTTCAGCGCGGTTAAAGTTTGGGAGTTTTCGAGGTAACCCTCTGTGATATTGGTTTCGGCATTCCCTATGACTCCGAGGCCGTTTGTCATGTAAAGCGTTTCGAGATAATCACCCGTTGCATAATTCTTTTTATATTTAAGCACAAAATCATTTTTGACTTCGTCTAATCCGGTTCTGATAATTGACAACTCGAAAATTGGATTAGTCGTCACCGAGTCACCGGACGGACTGCCGGTGGTGTCAAATATATCAAGACCTGTCGGTATATCAGTGCCAGACATAGAAAAATTATTATCAGCATTGAATGTCTTAATGCTTAGCCGGTCTTGCTCATCCCATAAACCTTTTGAATGGCTTTGCCTGTAGAAATTATGAAGAAAATCCCTTGCGCCCGCTCTGTCGTTGATTTGAAAAGCGTACTTCCATGCGGATAAAGCCGTTGCGCTGGCATCGAAAGCCGTTGTATTGATTTCAGCGGTTACGAGGCTCATTTCATCGCGGGCAAAGGATTCAATAACGTGAGGAGGTTTTTCGATAGTTAGATAAGCCGTTCCGGTTATAGTTCCGACATTATCATCTCTTTCGCCTTCAGAATCGAAGAAATATTCCGATGCTTTTTCAAAATCAGATGTGAAATATCTTATTTGAACGTTTTTGATTTGGAATTTACCATACGGAGGAGTAAGTCTTGAATATGCAAATCTTACGAGAAAGTTTTCTACTGCCCAGTCAATATGCTCTGTTATAACGATTTTTCGTTGCCCTGTACCGTTGCAATTCCCTGCGTGTAATTCTGCGCCAAGTTCGCCTACCTGAAAGGTTATTCCGGATGAGTTTGTGCTTTCGTTATAAACATAGATTTTTATTACATGTGTACTTTCCACGCTGAATATTTCCCAACGCCCGCGATTTACTGATGATGAAATATAAAGATACTCACCTGCTATAACGCCCGCTGCCACAAAATCAGTTGTAGCGCTTGTGAAAAATGCTAATGCCCCATCGTCAAATTCCAATACTCCATCATAACCATAATCTATTTTGATTATATCGTTATTTTCGCGCAATGAACATGCTATATAGTTAGTTCCGGTTGTATTCAAATCGGTTAAATCAAATACGATTTCAACCAAATCTATTTCTCCGACACTTCCTATTTTTGGAAAAGCAACTTCAAAATAATCAGGATAATCTTCAATTTCAGCATAACCCGTATTCGCGAAAGAATCTTCCGGGTCAGTTACATTATTATTATGATAAACGCTATTTGGAATAGCCGATATAGTAAGCCCGCCGAAATTTTTATACGCGGGAACGCTTGCTGCAATTGTAAACGATTCTGTATTTAAACTTTTTGGTAAGAAATGAATCGTATTATTTGAACTATTCAATGATACCAATGCCCAAACACGTGCATAAACTTTACTATTCGATAACCAAAAAGCCGCATCCGAATCATTTATATCCTGCAAGACATTATCGGAAAGTTTTATTTCAATAGGATTTTCTTGGTCAAAACTACCATTATTAACAACTAATCCTTTCGCATAATTACGAACACCGGAAAGAACTCCAAAAGTTGTTTCTTTGCCGATTGCAAATTTATGAACACCGGCGTCTGCCGAAAAATCACCAAATACTATCGGATAGGCTTTATTCAGGTTTTCATCAGGACAGTCCGGGAAGTTGTCGCTTGTAATTATATTTTTTGGTATCGTAACATTCTTTTTATGGTCATTCTGCTTTAATTCCAAATCTAAATATTTATCATTTATGCTATAATCATCGACAACACCTTTCCATATTAATTGCATGTCGGTATATGATGTCGGAACCGGTTCATAAGCGAGATAAACTTCCGCGTCCTGATTGTCTAATATTTTAGCGTTATACCGGATTTTCAACGCTGCGTCTGTTTGGAATTGGACATATTCCTGCGAGGTCGGCGCAGCTGCATTGGTTACGTCAAGACTTGAAAGTAGCATTAATTTAAAAAATGCCCCGGTTTTTGAAAGCAATAAAGCTTTACCCGCCGCGTTCAACCGAAGTTTATTAACTACCGTCCCGGAATACTCCGTTGTCGACCATGATTCGATTAAATTCGTAATTGAATATGATCCCGATATGAACCAGCCTTCAAGATCATTATAAATAGCGGTTGCATAACCGAGAGCCGTCCAATTTCCTTCAATGGCATATAAACTAAAATTCTGGTTAGTATTTAATTGCATTCCGTTTAATTCTATAACGGCTTCCTCAACGGAAGTCATTCCGGACGGCGCAAGAAATTGTAGATACCCTCTGATGTTCTGATATACCAGCGGGCCGGATATATAATTTCTCCCGACAACAATCGCCGGACTTCCAAAGCTATCTCCTATTAAAGCATTCCGCGCGCCCGCATATGAGGCCGATTCTTTATAAATCCTGCCCGCGCCATCGTATTCATTATATCTCGCCGGGCTTAAATTAGCCTCTGTGCAGAGCGTGAACCGTTGCCCTAATTCTAAGTTGCGGACTCCGAAGCTGCTTACCTCTGCCATACCTCCGTAAGGCGCGATTGAATGACTTATAACATCGAAATCGGCTATGCTGTCAACATGACTGTCTGAACCTACCGTTGCGGTTTTAGTCGCAAGGAATAGGTTCGCAGATGCAATGCGGATAAACACGCGCGGTTGTTTTCCGAGTTTTAAGTAATTTGAGGTTATATTTGATTTAAGGGCTAACAAATTATTCATCCTCTAAAAAGTCTAATTTTAAAATTAATAACAAAAACCATGCATGTAATTTTAAATATATGTCCGCTGAAATCATCGATGATTTATCTATTTTATTTATTATAAATCCTATAAGATCAATAATGGTTCTCAATATTTTCTTTTTCAATTTATCACCTCTAAATTAACGCTTATTACCCAATACGGTGTGTTGCTTGCAAATTTTATATTCGGTGTAACCATTATCGCCGTTCTCGAAACGCTATCGCTGTCAACCCAAGTGAATTGTTTACCGCCTTTTATCAATTCAAAAAATGCGAGCATATCAGTAAAATCTAGTTCGGTTGCATGATCTTTCCAAATAAAAGCCGTAAATGGATAGGTTAATATCGAATCCCCCCTATTATCCGAAAATGGGGTGCCACCATAAGCTCTACCGTGAACGTCTAATAATAAGAGTTCTGGGCTATCCTCTTTTAAATGAGCCGGGTTCGTGAAGGTTATCGTAGTCGTTAGATATGTCCATGTATGATTAGCCATGAATTAATAGGCTCCCTGTAAATTGTAATTCCTGATTACTCTTTTGATTCTTTCAGCTAATTGAATATCACTGTCTCTTGACATTGCGTCTTTTTCGGAGTTATTAAAATTGATAGTCAGTCCGCCGCCGTTGGGAATTATTTGTCCGGATTGTTTGGGCGCGAAGAGTTCCGGGCCGTTCTCGCCAACTACATAAGCTTTGCCTGTATTAACTTCACCGCCGGAGGCTTTGAAACCGCCAAATATAAAATTCCTTGCACCCCCGACCAGTCCACCACCGCCGAAAAGGTTTAACAATCCGAAAATAGCTGCCCTTGCCGCAAGCTCCGTCACCATTACCTCCAGCATCCGCCTGAAATTATTTGCTATATTTTGAAACGCATTTCCAGATTGAGAAACTGAATTTGCAAGAACGTTTGACATGGTATCGGCAAAATTTAACCAGCCCTGGGATAATTGTTTGGTTTCCTTATTTGTTTTTTCAAGATAGGTATTTAATTTTAATAAATGGTCGCCGGAAGTCTTTAATAAACTATCTCCTTGCATACCAAGCCGAGGCGTGTTCATGCCAGCCAGTCCACCGCTTGTGTAAGCATTTGAACCACCGCCGAAAGCGAGGTCTATTCGTGATGCTTGTAAATTAGCTGCATTCCCCGCAAGCCATTGCTGATAAGCGGTTGGAGCAGTTACCCCACCTAAATTTAAGCCGCCGCCCCCTCCGCCGCTGCTTACCGCTCTGCCCGGTGAGGGCAATGTCATTTTTAGCCCGGTTGAGTTGCTTGGTAATACTCTGGAGTTCTGATTTTTATTGCCACGTGCTCTTGAAATGAAATCGGCTGTCGCATTTTTACCGGACGCTATATTATTGTATTGAGCGCCCTTTACTGTCATTGCAACCGCGCCTGCTCCAGCCGCAAGCAGTATTCCCCATTGTCCTAAAGGAGTAACCGATATTACTCCGATTGCCTTAGCGATAGTCCATAAAGCCACGCCGGACGCCACGAGGTTTTGAACCACAACGCCGGTTATAAATACGGCTAATGCAATTGTCAATCCTTCACGGTTTTTCCAGATTAATTCCAAAGCTTTGCCTATTTTCTCAAGAGTATTTTCGACCTTTGCATTTATTAAGGCTTCATGAGATGCAACCCATTCCCTTACTTTTACGGCTGATTCGGTTGCTTTTTCAACATATTGAGTCATTAAAGGCAGCAGTCCCACCATGCCTTCTTTGCCGACTCCGATTATTCCGGTTTTAAGTTTTCCTACTGCATCACTAAAATCGTCCGCTGCCTTTGCCTCTTTATCAGTCCAAGTGTTTCCGAGCCTGTCGCTTTCTTCATAAAGGTTTTTTAATTCCTGTGTTGTCAGCTTCATAATTGGCAAAAGCTCTTGCGCGTTTCTTGCCCCGAATATCTTTTGAGCTATTGCAAGCTGTTCGGTTCCGTTTTTTACCTGATTAAGTTTTCCAGAAACCTCAATAAACATGTCCCCTTGTGATTTAAGCTGACCGTTATTGTCTTTTACGCTTATGCCAAGAGTTTTGAAAATGGCAGCATTCTTATACATTTCGGCGGACATATAGCGAGAGGCTTTAGTTATAGCTTCAATTGAGGAACCTGCCTGTTTTGCGACATAATCATACCGGGATAGTTCTTTGACGCTGATATTGGTTTTATTCGACATGTCAAGCCATGCTTCACCAGTATGTCCTATTTTCAAAGCAAGAAGTCCGAAACCGCCTGCAAGGCCGCCGATAATAGCAGTAAGCTTTATAGCCTGCCCCTTTAGTGTATCAAAGGCTTTTCCTGCCTGCTTGACATTGTAATTGACTTTCCTGATTTCGGCTTTCATGTCCTTATCGAGAGTCGATTTTAATCCCAGCGTTACAAATAAAGACCCGACCGATTTTGCCATTATGTCCTCATGGATTTTTCAAGCTATTCAATAATTCTTTTGCTTTTTGCGGCTGCTGCGCTTTTTCAATCTCTTCTTTTTCAATCTCTTCTTTTTCAATCTCTTCTTTTTCAATCTCTTCTTTTTCGATATCAGATTTAACTTTAAGGTATGCAATCCATTCTGTTAATTCCACGCTTGAAATGTTCCTTAATAATTGCTTGACTGTCATTCCAAAAATTTCGGCAATCCTGAAATAGATTATTCGCTCTGAATTGCCGCTTCGGAGTTTTTTGCTTTTTCAGTAACCGCTTCTTCGCCGATACCGGAAAGCCTCGAAGCCACTGCCGAAAGTTTTTCCAGAGCAGCTGCGTTTTTCTTTTTCAGGATTGCGATATCTTCAGGGCGGAAAATTAGCTCCTTAGTGTGCGGGTCTCTGGTCGTGAAAATAATTATGTTCACCGTTAGCTTTTCGGAGTCTATTTTTTCGCCTTTGTCATCCATCGAGGCCTTGAACATTTTGTCCCGCTCCTCCCCGGTCATGGATTTTACCAGAAATTTACGGTTTCCCCACTGTTTGACTGTGACCTCTTCGGATTCAATGTCCTCAATATCGAGCACAAATTCCCTTAACGATTTGCCTTGCAGCGGTTGTCTTTTTTCCATTTTCATTTTCCCCTGTAAATGAGTTACTGTTTTAAGCCGTTGCGGTTCTGATAAGCGCGATTCCGTCTTTGCCGGTTATAGATATTGTAGTTTTCCATACTTGCCCGTTCTGTCCAGCGATAGGAAGGTCTCCTATAACAACTGAAGCCGAAACGTAATCGGGATTAGTCGCAGACCTTGCGTCTTGTGAAGCCCGATATGCGAAAGCCTTTGCCGTTGACGCCGTGAATACAGTCCAAAGCAGGGTTTCGACAGTGGTATCCATAAAAAGAGTTACCGAGCATTCCCAATCGTAAAGACCGTAAACTCTTGCTTCGCCGACATCGCCGGAACTTGTTGCCATTAATACTTCTCTTTTAGCAGTCAATTCAACGGTGTCAATATAATCGCTTATATCGGTTCCGCCAAGTGTTAAATGACCACCCGCAAATACTTGTTTTGCCATTTTAATTTATCCTTTCAGAATAAGTTTATTTTAAAGTATTCCACCCATGACATGAATTGTAAAACTTGGATTTGATGTACCTGCTATTGTCCATGCTGCTTTCCAATAAGTATCGGTTATTTCACCGTCTGCCGGCGTTCCCCATACTGCCAAAGTCGAGGGAGTGATAGACGAGAAAGTAATTCTATCGGTATAAACTCCGCCCAATGTTGCGCAAGACTGAATTTTTACCGCAATAGAATGATCGCCGCCCGATGTGTTCGCCGTGCAGTGAACGCAGCCGTATATTTTCTGTCCTGTCGCAACCGCCCCTAATTCCTGCCCCGTTCCTGATGATGAACTGGTTTTCTCGCCTGTCGCAAGTATTTTTCCGAGAACGCAAAGGGTATTATTTCCAAGAGCCGCGCCGATATAAGGATAAACATCGCCGACTTTGCCACCGTTCTTGAACACCCCGCGACATACTTTTGTAAAAAAAACATCGCTTGTTAAAATTCCACCTGCCGGACTTACTGATAGTATTTTTGTATTACCGACTGAGTTATAATCTATTCCCGTTATTGCGGCTTCACCGTCCTCCCCAAAGCCGGACTGCGTGAATTCAACATCCATTAAACCCTGAATTCTTTCGATTCCAGCCGCGTCTATTCCGGTCACATCAAATAAAGGCTTTTTAATTAACAGGTTAAAGCTATTTGTCCATGTCGATAAATCATAACTATCAAACCAAATCTTACTCGAAATTAACGCTTGTTTTGCCATATTTCACCGCCTTAATTATGCCATATTATAAAGTCGAGCGCGCGCCCGCATATTTTTTCGTTTTCATCAAATAAATCAGTTTCGTTATCAAAAAAACACCATTGGATATATAAATAATCAGTACCGCCCCAATTGCCGCTTGAATTTTCTATCGCCGCCAATACCTGAGCTTTTACCGCAATTCTTGAATCCGCATCTGCCGCCCAAATTGATATTTGAAACCGAGGAGATTCTCCGGCTGTTCGCGTTCCTGAATTTTGCATTATCGGATTACTTATTTTCTGATATGCAAGAGCCGGTAATTCACACCCGGAAGGCAATACATCAGGATATATCCGTGTCCCCACCAGAGCCGTCAACGCTGCCGTGTTCACCAGTTTATAATTAAGTGCTTGTTCAATTTCAAGAGTTGCCATTATCTACCCTTTACGAATTATCTCAATGCCTTATTGAGAGCTTTTTCGACTGCCTTCGCACCTTCTTTTTCTAAATCATTATTGACTGTAAATTCATCGACCGTTATCCTAAAAAATGGATGTGCTGGAACAAACGCTAATTTGCCTTCGCTGTTTTCTGAATCCGGTTTCAATCGTGATTTATGACCAAATTCGATTAAATGGGCGTGTGGCGCGTATCGGTAATTGATAGCTACAAAAACCTTGCCTTCACCTTTAGATTTGAATTTCTTCGCAACAATACCCCTTTCGAGGTTTCCGGTTATTCTATGTCTTCTTATTCTGCGCTTCATTTGTGAAGCCATTTTGCGCCCGACATTCAAATAACCGTCCGAAATAACTTCATCGTCAAGCCCCTTGGTTAATTTCTCAAAGTTTTCAGTAAGTTTGTCGAGGCCTTGTATTTTTTCCAGTGTATTCATTTACAAAACCTCCCTACACATCAGAACCATAAACATCCCGTCAGGAAGAACTGCCATAATATCAAAAACCCTGTTACCCTCATAAATTTTCATCGATGCCCGTACTCCCCGGTTATAATACCCAGTGAATTTACTCGTTACTTCTGAATGTTCACCGCCCGCCGCAAAATACTCACGTCCTGAAATGCTTTCTTTTTTAAACCAGCCGGAATACAGTGTTGTAAATGTCTGCACTTCCGCGCCCGTTGCAGATCGTGTAATTGCAGGGTATTTAACGGCTACATATGTGTTCATTTCGCCGGCTCGCATCAGTATCTCCGAATTCGGTATTGTTCGAGCATATTATCGACAAAGTCAATTTTATTTAAAGTCTTTTCTATTGATTGTTCACGGTTCATATAAGAATCGCCGCAAAGACAAAGCATATTTAATCTTATCGGCTCCGGAACATTTGAACCGAGTAAACCATAACCGGCGACACAGGTCACGCAGATAGGTAAATAAGTCCTTAATGTTGCGGAAGGCCACGAATAACCGTATTTCAACACGATTTGCCCTGGATGCTCTATGATATTTGAATAATAGCTTGCCGCCGGAAAAGTGGTTGCCGTATCTGCATAATCGGTATAGACTAAATCCGTCACGGATTGCAGCGGCGCGGCTTGCGGTAATTCCAAAAAATCATCAATACCAGGGAAAGTTTTAAGGTAGATTTTTAGCGTCTGTGTTATTAATTTTCGGCCAAGAATTTGTTCCGTATGAACGCGAACCGCTTTTATAATATTTACTAATTCGGTATCCTCGCTTGAATTTATGGCATATCTAACAATATCGACTCCAAAGTCACATGTTGCCACCGCGACCGTTGCAACCACCCTGATATACTGTTTTGTTCCGGTGTAAGCGTTTTTATAGGTTGCATTATCATTAGATTCCGTTACCTGCGTAAATGCCCCGGTTGTCCAGTCTGTATAAGTCACGTTATCATCGGATTCCTGAATTTTGACATCTACTGTTCCGTTGGTTCCGTTTGTCGCGGCATTCAAAACCACCATCGCATCATAACCGGTAACAGAATACCCCGTCCCGACGAGGCTATATGATGCCGCGACTACATGATCCCCGGGGAATATCGACTGGTCGGTATCGAAATTATCACTGAAAGAGCCGGAATTTAGCCGTAAATGCTCTTTCAGTTCCGCAAGGCTAATCGGCTCGTTTACCGGTTCGGAATAAACAGTGACTTTATAATCAGGTTGGTTCATTACTTTTTATTTCCCCTGTTAGCCACGGCTTGCTCTATTTTGGGAGGCTCTTTTGTTACAGGAACCGCGAAACCGCCTTTTATCAGTTCTTTACCCTTAATTTCATCAACATCGATGATTTCATCAGGCGCGGCCTGATATTTTGGCGAACTCATTCTGGTTTTCATTTTAATCTTCAATTTTGTCCCTCCCAATAAAGAACCAGTTTCCCTTTTGCTGAATTTACGGAATTATTGGTTAATGTAAATGTTAATACGCCAGTGCTTATTGGAGTATAATAAACTCCTGTCGTAAAAAGCGGAATCGCATATTCTGAAGCCGTTGAATCCCGATTGGCTAATGATCCGCCGAATATATCGATGCCGTCTGAATTTGTTACAGTGATGTCATAATTATCACTCGGTCCGTCACCACCTGCAGTCGTATCAGGATTTGTAGTTGCTAAAAATACAAATCCTTTAATGGTAGTGCTGGTAGTGTGTGCGGTTAAAGACCCATCTGTTGCCGATATCCATGTCAGAGTTAAGGAATATACATTCCCCCCAATATATCCATAGCTCTCCGTAACGGTTCCGGCCGCATATACCGAACCCGCTACAAGAGTTATTAGAAGCCCTAAGACCAGTATTATTTTTTTCATTTTAGGGCTTCTCCCTTAATCCATGTTTGTATTGAAATATCAATAGTATCCCCGGGAACTTTTGAAAAATGTAATTTTATTGCCCCTGTCCCGGGAATAGCCGCCCGAACAACAAATGCCGAATCTCCCTGTGCGCGTCCGGTAACTATCGCTGAGGCCATATCATCAGCATCCAAATCAGCTATATTTACACTTACGCTTTCGGCATCAGCTTTACCTCGATATTTTGTTAATACAAGGGAGCGACTTCCAAATAACAGCGCTGCTGCTTTTAAATAGTCCACCGTCAAGCTGTCAAGATTTTTCGTTGCTCCGAGAACTGCTGCCGAACTTGCTTTTGATGTTCCGGCTGTTACTCCTGCGAGTTTATTGATTTCTGTTCCGGTTGCCGTAATCGTAGTGGCATTAGGTCCGTCTCTCAAAACTCCAAAAGTAAATATACCGGTTGTAGGCCATGTGTAATCGTCGCCCGTATCGAGAACAACGGCTTTTGATGCTGCACCAGTCCCGAGGGTTGTAATATCTAGGTAATTTAATTCAGTACCCGTAGCTGTAACTGCCGTAGAACCTATAACAAATGCTGTAGTTTTTAAATATGCAGTGGTTAAACTATCGGTATTTTTTGTTGCGCCCAAAATAAGCATATTAGACGCTTTTGATGTTCCGGCGGTCACATTGCTGTTCGTAAATGTTGACCCTGATGCAAGATTAATTTTACCGCCGGATGCCACATTAATAACGCCGGTACTTTGTACACAAAGCGAGTCGCCGCCCTGCGCCATATAGACTTTTGTTATATAGTATGACCAGCCGTTCACGGCCAGCCCCACCATGAGCAAAGCGCATACCGTTATAATTGCCAATATTCCAAGTTTTTTAAACATTCTTTAACCCTTTAATTTTTGGGTTTATTTATTGAGCGGGTTTTGAAGCCCGCCCAGTAATAAATAGTTATTTACGACCCGACTACTGATGTTGAAGCCGCGACTGTTAATGTGTCCTGGGTAATCGGGCATTTCTTGCCTTTGTATCGGATTGCGAACATGTCCGAAAAAGCGATGTTCGCTGTTGCCGAAACGATATTGCCCTGTATATATCTTTCAAGCGGCCGGTACACAACCACAACCAGAAGCATGTTGTTTATATCGTCATTCACGACACATGTCTTTGTGGCAGTGGCGCCTGTGATTGTAGCCATACTTGAATCAGAATTTGCCGCATCCCCTTGAACATTCAGGGTTGCCACTCCAGTTGCAGCCGAGTCTGTTATTGCAACTGCAAAAGCTACGCCGTCAAAACCTGCCATGTCGAGGATTGAACTGTTAGCGTCTGTATTTGAAGCGGCGGCATCACTGGTTAATACCCAGTCAAATTTACAATTATTAAGCAGATTCATTTTTTATACCTCAAAATTAATTTTTATTGTGTGGGCGGATATTTCACCGCCCGGTAATTATTTTTTTCTTACGCCCCAAGTTTGACCCTTCTGAAAGCTTCTGCGAGAACCGGCATACCGTCTGTTTCAAGCCTTCCGATAAATCCGGTTTGATTTGTAGC